GGACTAGTTCTTTACGAGCGTTATCTACTTGCATTTGCTCACGGTCTAGTTGCAACTTAGCTTGGTTAGTCTGTGCGGTTAGTTGAGATTTTTGCTCTTCTACCTTGGCATACAATTGCGCTGCATCTGACGTTGGATCAGCAGGTGGTTGGCTTGCTTGTTGTAAGATTTGTTGCTCAACCTCTGGTGTAATCTCATTAATGAATGATGTAGTGTCTTTAAAGCCAGCCATCTCAATCATGCGACCAAGAGTGCTGCGGTATTGCGTTACAGTCACCAATGGGTTGTTAGCACCGTACTTGCCGATAATCTCTTCCTGTTTAGCCATAATCATTTGCAACATAGCAATCTGTTCTTGGCGGTTACCGTTGCCCAAGCCTACGTTGATTGATACATCGTATAGGTTAGACCATTCACGAGGATCATAAGACACCCATTTGCCACGCATACGGATTGTCTTAGCTTGGTTTTGGTATTTGCATAGTAGGTGCAAGATGCCACGGAATAGTGATTTGACACCTGTTTCAGCAAAGATACGAGCCATTAACTCTAGCTTACCTGCTGACTGTTGCATCATGGCTGCCACGGCTGTTGCTGTAGTGTTCTGAAGCACGTTAGCATCAAGACCTTGCTGCATATCACTAACACCGGTACGTTTAGCCTGTACACCATCCAAGTATTCCATCATAGGGAATGATTGACCGGCAGTATTCTGTACGTTTAGTTGGTTAACAGCTTGAGCGTTCTTAACACGGATAACACCACCGGCAGTAGACGTTAGTAAGTCATCTAGGTTTACTTGACCCTCTACGGCAGTTACTCGTGCGTTGTTAGTTAGGTACAAGTTGTCTAGCATTTGACGCAAGATAGTAGACTTGGTTAGTTGCAAGTCCATTGTGCGATCTGCTAGTGACTGACCAAAGAATTTGTGTGGGATAGGAATCGGGCATACAGAGTGGAATGGTACATAGTCACACTCTTCGTTAGATAGGATTTGCTCACCACCAATGATAACCCTGCGTAACTCTAGTAAGCCGTTATCGTTTGTGTCTACCTTTATGTAGCACTCAAATATCTCTACCTCTTCCATTGATAGGTCAGTAGACTGTGCGTAGTCTGGCATCTCATCACGACCAAATCGTGCTAGTCGCTCTGGTGAATACTCTAAACGGTCACCGGCTGGAATAGTATCAACGATAGACTTCTCGTAACCCATAGCAATCAAGTCACCACGAGCAATCATTCTACGGTGCGCTGTAAATGGTGAGTCCTCAATGGTCTTAGCACGTTTGCTAATTAAGAACTCTTCTGGCGGTACGTTCTCAACAGCAATACGACTTTCATCGTTTATTCTTTCAATCGTAATGTTATGCGTATTGTAAGACAATCCATCAGAACCAATTACAATGTCAGTAGTCTGCTTGGTGATTTCCCACTCGCCAGTCTGCATAATCATGGCTAACTCATCATCGGTTAAGCCCTTGTACTTCTCTTTAATAGTGTCTTTCTTTTCTTCCCAGTATGCTTTAACTACACCTACCTTCTGAAGCAATGCATCCTTGAACCAGTTGTGCAAGATTAGGAAGCCATCGTTGTCTTTATAGAATACCCAGTTAGCCATGTCACTAGCTTGATCTGCCAGTTCTTCTTCACCATCCTTAGTAGGCTCAAAGCGTACTGCATCCTCGCATGACGTAAATACACGAATCAGTTGTGGCAATGCACCGTCTACGGCTTCAGCTACCTCACCGGTAACTACTTGGCTGCGACCTTCTACCTCAGTTCCGTATTTGTCACGGAAGTAGTAGTTCATGGCATCAGCACGTTCTTGAACAGTATCGGACTCTAAGTAGCCAATAGCGTTATTGATTTCGTCAGCACATAGTGCCTTTAATTCTTCTTGATTCATCATTATACGACCCATGCCTTATTTTGTTGTAATGGTTTAGACCATGTTGTATCTACTTCTACTAACCCTATTGCTAAGTACCTAAACGAGTCTGCAAAGTGTGATGACCAATCATGTACCGGCTTATCATAAAACACGTTCTGCTTCTCGTTAAACTCACGTCTATAGTTACGCAATGCCACCAAACCGTTCTTTGTGTGTTCCATATCAAACCAGCATCGTGGCAACATACGTCTAACTGCTTGAATGCCATCTGCTATAGATAGGCTTGGTGCTACTGTTACGTCTAGTCCTGCTTCCATTAAGACCTCTAGTCTGCTGCGACCTGTGGTCATCTCTCTTACTCTTACATCGTGCGGTAATATCTGCTGACCTTTATCGTAACCGTTGTCACGTAACCAACTAACATAGTAATCTAATCCTACTCCGTGGTTCTCTGTGCAGTCTATTAGCTGTATCTCTTTACCAACTATCTGCGCTACCCATATACAAGTAGAATCAGACACACCCAAATCCCAGCTACAAACAATCTTTGCCAATGCGTCTTTAGGTATCTTAGTAACACGCTTCTCGTTATCGGCTTCATGTAGGAGCTTGCCAAAATAACTACCCTCCACCGGTGCATTAAAACTGCACTCAAATTCCTGTTGATACTTATCCTCGCCCATCTCATTCTTAGCACTAGCCAACTCTTGTGGATCTAGTATGCCAGTATCACTAGCCTTAAACTCTAAGAACTTCCAGCCTTCTGTGACCATTGCACGTTCTTTGAACTCTCTAAAGTGATTGTTCCCCTTAGGAGTACCAATAAACAAGCAGAAACCTTTTCTGTCTGCTAGTGCCGGTCTTACAATACTGTTCCAAATGGCAGGGTCTTGGTCACCTACCTCGTCTAAGACCACACCATCAAAGTACTGACCTCGTAAGCTGTCACCGTTCTCACTACCGTACAGGCTTATCCTTCTCCCTAGGAAGTCCACTCGTAGCTCTGCGATGTTTGCAGTACCACCAAGTGAGCGAGTATATTCTACTAGGTAATCCCATGCGACCCTTTTAGCCTGTGAGTAAGTTGGAGCAATATAAGCGTAACGAGGATTCTTTTGTGTGTTCTGTAACGCAGAATGTATCAATTGTACAATCGCAGAAACAGTCTTACCCATCCTACGATGAGCTACTGCTACAACAAAACGATTCTCTTTTATTGCCTTGTGTATCTCTTTCTGTGGTAATCGTGGCTTATAGCCTAGGTCAATCTGTTTGCTCTCAGTCATCTATGCCTGTTATAACATTAATAACTATCGGAGCGTCAGCGTCACCGCTTAACTTGTTCTCTTGCATTGCCTTACCATCTATTCTATCGCCTATCTCTTTGATAGCATTCATATCGCCATCGGCTGCTTTTTCGTATAAAGCAATAGCAATAGTATGGAGTCTTTTGTAGTCCTCTTGGACTGCCAACTTTCTAATTAAATCTCCCCATATCCTATTGTTTTTACTCGCATTTGTATGTCCGATGGGAGCGCCTGCACCTTTAGGGTTTGTTTCTGTTATCTCTGCCATGTTTATGTGACTCCTTATAGGTTGGTCACCCAGTTGTTAAAGTTAGTATTGCGGTCTTGCCGTTGCTTTCTGTTTACCGTACTTAGCTGACATCTGACGTATCTTGTCATCGTTGATAATAGACTTAACACGTTTGTCTTCTATTGCTTGCCTTACACCAGCCATATTTTCTTCGTAATCTTTTACTGCATCTAATTGCCGGTCTTTATTACCAAGCATCCCATCTACTAGATATCCACTAAGCTGGTAAGCCTTTGCTCTGTTTTCAGCTTGATCATAAGATACATTAGGTGAAGTTGCATACTGATAGCCACCACCGTAATTAATTGCCACATCTAATGGTGTCCTATCATATCGTTGAAATCCTACTTCCGGATTTTTACTTACTAGTGATTGACTTAATTCATCTGGATAGCCACTATGATTCCAAGCCTCAACAGGATGCAAAACTGAATTTAAGAATGCGCCACCGTAACCAGTAGCCAATGTCTTAGCCTTTTCCAATGCCGACATATTGCTAAATATATTGTTATCTAATAGACCAGCCATAGTTTACCAATGATGTATTGCGTTTATAACGAGTGTAATGTTAGCTATTACAGCCAACAGGATAATAAACCAATGGTCATTCATTAAGCTAATTCAGTTACGCAGACTGTTGATGCTGTAGTGGCTGCGTCTTTAATGTAAGCCATCTTATTGCCGGCAGCAACCTTAAAGAACTCTACGCTGTTATTTGGGATCATTACGCTAGTAGTGATAGAAGCTGTTGGGTTAGCACCAAATGAAACATGGCAATGACCTAACGATGCTGATACACGAACTAAAGTAGTGCCAGTAGCAAATGCTGCTGACTGTGCTGAAGTGTTGCCGGCAGCGAATACTTGTGATACAGCAGGTATATACGCATCAACTACATTACCATTGTCATCTTTTTGAATTATACTCATATTATTTACCCTTCATTTTATTCGCTTCGCTGAGTGCGATGGCGATTGCTTGTTTACGTGACTTAACGACCTTACCACCCTTACCAGAGTGTAGGTCTTTGTCTTTATACTCACCCATTACTTTACCAATCTTTTCTGCAATCTTATCCATGTTTCGCATTTTAGTCTTCCTCAGTTTCAAAGTCTTTACGTTCCCATACGCTGCATAAACGTGAGTTATGGCAGATTAGGTCTAGCTTGTGACACCAGCCACGTTGCGCTTGACCATCGTATAGGTCGTATTTGTTAAGGGGAATTGCCTCCATTGCTTCGTACTTCTCAGGAGTGTTATCGTAGTAGGCGCAGTTACCGCATCGTTGACGCTTGACTTCTGCTGGTGTGATTCGGAACATCTTAGCC